TCAACCAGTATTGCGAAAGACTTCAGTCTTTGGTGGCTAGCAAACTAGATGATGAATTCAAGATGTTTTTGCGCTGGCGCGGCTTCAACATCGATTCTGGGTTGTTTGACATCACACTTACCCCACCACAAAACTTTGCTACTTATCGTCAGGCTGAAGTTGATCAAGTAAGGGTTAATGTATTCCAGTCTATTGAAGGTCTGCCATACCTAAGCAAGCGGTTTAGTCTAGAACGATTCTTGGGCCTGACCAAAGAAGAAATCATGCAAAACGAAAAGATGTGGCGTGAAGAGCGTGATAGCGAAGAAGCAGGCGCTGGTGCACCAGAAGGAACTGATTTGCGTGCAGTGGGTGTTATGCCACGAGACATGAACAGCGATATGGAATTGGGTGACGAATTTGCAAGCATGGAACCCGAAGAAACTTTGGCACTGCCACCCGAAGGCGAAGCCGAAGAAAATGTCTAATTTTCATAAATAATGTTATACAGGAAGATCACAAAATGTTACTGAATGAAATGTTCGAACCAGCGAAGCAGGGTTACCAAGATCAAGAAGACGATAACTCACGCCTTGAATTAAAAGACATTCGCAAAACTCGCATCACTCTTCGTCAGTTGAATAAGCTTCGTAGGCTCAATGACATCAGGAATTACGAAAAAAGACAAAAGATAAAGTTACTCAAGCAGCAGTATTCACCATCTGGTGGTGGAGCAATGGTAGGCGATATGGGTCCAATCCTTTAATATCTACATTACCTAAATAGATTTACAAAGCTTTTCGAGGCAGATTTAGTGCATTTTTCAAAAATATGCACTATTTCGCCTCGTTTTTCTGTTCTATTCATAAATAAATACAGAGACACTACCCACTAAGGAGATTTTAATGAGCACTAAGAAATTCGAACAACTCATTGAGTATATCATCAATGACGACGACCAAAAGGCCCGCGAACTGTTCCACGAAATCCGCGAACTGTTCCACGAAATCGTGGTTGAAAAGTCACGCGAAGTTTACGAAAACCTAATGAACGACGAGTATGGCGATCAAGTTGAAGATTTCATCGATGATGTCGAAAGCGACGAAGAAGGCATGAACATGGATTCAGAAGAAGAAGATGAAGACATGGAAGACATGGAAGACTACACCGATGTCGAAGATATGGATTCAGAAGAAGATGAAGACATGGAAGACGAAGGCGAAGTTGAAGAACTCGAAGATCGCGTTGTTGACCTCGAAGACAAGCTTGATGAGCTAATGGCAGAATTCGATGCCCTCATGTCAGAAGAAGAAGATGAAGACATGGAAGACGAAGACATGGATTCAGAAGATGAAGAAGCTGAAGATGAAGACATGGAAGACGAAGAAGGCAAGCTTGCCGAATCACTCGAAGCAGTGATGGTAAAGCACCAAGATCACGCTGGCAACAAGGTTTCACCAGTTGCTCAAAACTCAGGCAAGAAGATTGTTAACCAGTCACCAGCCAAGATGGACCTTTCAACAGAAATGGGCCGCCCAGCACCAGTAGCCAAGGATATGAAGGTAAATGACCCCAAGGCCGCTGCAAAGACTGCATACAAGAAGTAATTTTAAGACAACATAAAGGAGTTTTTCATGAAACAACTATTGAGAGAATATCTTCCAATGACAGTGGAAAACTCTGTTGTTGAGTCTGTTGAAGACAAAACATCAGCATCTGGAAAGTCCCTTTATATGAAGGGCATTTTCATTCAGGGTGATGTTCGCAATGCAAATCAGCGAGTCTATCCAGTCAGAGAGATTTCAGAAGCAGTAAATACTATCAATCGTCAGCTTAAAGATAACTACACAATCCTAGGCGAACTAGACCANCCAGCAGACCTAAAAATCAATCTTGATCGTGTTTCACACATGATCACAGAAATGTGGGTTGATGGTGCCAACGGTTTTGGCAAGATGAAAATCCTACCAACCCCAATGGGTCTATTGGTCAAGACAATGCTAGAAAACGGTGTAAAGCTGGGTGTTTCAAGCCGTGGATCAGGTGATGTAAATGAGTCTACNGGTCACGTTAGCAACTTCGAAGTTGTTACNGTAGACATCGTAGCACAGCCATCAGCACCATCTGCATACCCACATGCTGTATATGAATCACTCATGAATATGAAAAATGGTCATCGTTCATTTGACGTAGCCAAAGAAGCATCAACAGATGCCAAGGTGCAGAAATACCTCAAAGAAGAAGTGATCAAGCTGATCAAAGAATTGAAGTTGAAGTAATTTGCAAAACCATTTGATTTAAAAATGGTAAATAAGAAGGTGCCAGAAATGTTACATGGCGTATTCCAAAAGAATAAGCACGGTGATAAAGCAAGGCGCAACGATGCAGCAAAGAGCGCCTGCTAGAGATTAGTGGGCAAATAAAATATCAGGAGATCGATAATGATAGACCACCTAAAACCATTGCTCGAAAGTGGCTTGATTAACGAGGAAACTCGTGAAGCAATCCAAGAAGCTTGGCAAGGAAAACTCCAAGAAGCTCGTGAAGAAATTCAGAGCGACATGAGAGAAGAATTCGCCCAGCGTTATGAGCATGACAAGTCAGTAATGGTTGAGGCTCTAGATCGAATGGTAACAGAAAAACTCAGTGAAGAAATAAAGCAAGTCCAAGAAGAAAAGGCACTGTTGCAAAAAGAACGTGCTGAATCAATGAATGTTATGCGTGAAAACGCACAGAAATTCAATGACTTCATGATCACCAAGCTAGCCGAAGAAATGGGTGAGTTCCGTAATGACTCCAAGATTCGCAGCGAAGGTATTCAAAAGTTGGAAAGTTTTGTTATGGAAGCACTTGCTCGGGAGATTCAAGAATTCGCCCAAGATAAGCGTGCTCTAGTGCAAGCCAAGGTTAAATTGGTTGCTGAAGCTCGTGAACAACTCACAAATCTAAAGAAGCGTTTTGTAAGTGAAAGTGCACAGAAACTGAGCAAGAAAGTTACTGGACATCTTAAGTCTGAACTTACCCAGTTACACGAAGATATCCGTTCTGCCAGAGAAAACAACTTTGGACGCCGTATATTTGAAGCATTCGCCACTGAATTTGGTGCTACTCATCTAAATGAGAAAGCCGAAATTCGCAATTTGATGAATGCAATGAAGGAAAAAGAAAAAGAATTGAATGAAGCTCGTGCACAAGTGCAACAAAAACAAGCACTAGCTGAATCAAAGGAGCGTGAATTACGCAAGGTCCGTGAAAATAATCAACGTGAAAAAATCATGGACGAACTAATCTCCCCGCTAAATGCGGAAAAGGGTGCAGTTATGCGCGATTTACTAGAAAGTGTCCAGACCTCACGGTTGAAGAGCACTTATGAAAAGTATCTACCAGCAGTTCTTTCTGAAGCAACTACTAGCACCAAGCGTGTTATCAGTGAATCAAGAACAGAAGTGACCGGGGATAAATCTGCCAAGGTGGTGATCGAGGATAGCGGCGTAAATTCCAATATCATTGAGATTAAACGTCTGGCAGGGCTTAAATAAACTAAACGACAGGAGACATTAAATGTCAAAGGAATTACTAGAAAGCCGCTGGGACGAGGCCAAAGAAGCCCTACTAGAAGGTCTACAAGGCAGCCGCCGCAGCACAATGAGTGTAGTTTTGGAAAACACTCGCAAGCATCTACTATCAGAATCAGCAGCCGCTGGCACAACTGTTAGTGGCAATATCGCAACTCTAAATCGCGTTATTCTACCAGTTATCCGCCGTGTTATGCCAACTGTTATCGCTAACGAAATCGTTGGTGTTCAGCCAATGACTGGCCCAGTTGGTCAGATTCACACTCTACGTGTTCGTTATGCCAATGGCATGACTGACAACTCAGCCGCTGCAACTTCAACTGCTGCTGGCGAAGAAGCTCTATCACCATTCAAGATTGCTCAGGCATACTCCGCTGGTGTTGGCGCTACTCAAGCTGACTATCGTGGCGCTTCAACCGCTGCTCTAGAAGGCACTGGTGGTCGTGGTATTTCAGTTCAGTTGCTCAAGCAAGCTGTTGAAGCCAAGACACGTCGCCTACAGGCTCGTTGGACATTCGAAGCCGCGCAAGATGCACAAGCAATGCACGGTATCGATGTTGAAGCAGAAATCATGTCTGCTCTAGCTCAGGAAATCACCGCTGAAATCGACCAAGAAATCCTTCTCAGCCTACGTTCACTAGCTTCAACCGAGTTCACATACGACCAAGCAACTGTTAGCGGCACAGCAACCTTCGTTGGTGATGAGCACGCTGCACTAGCTGTTCTNATNAACCGCGTTGCAAACTTGATCGCTCAACGCACACGCCGTGGCGCTGGTAACTGGGTAGTTGTTTCACCAACCGCTCTAACAGTTCTACAGAGTGCAACAACTTCAGCATTTGCCCGTAGCACCGAAGGCACATTTGAAGCCCCAACCAACACCAAGTTCGTTGGCACACTCAATTCTTCAATGAAGGTGTATTGCGATTCATACGCTTCAGACAGCACCCCAGTCCTAGTTGGTTATAAGGGCCAAGGCGAAGCTGATGCAGCCGCATACTACAGCCCATATGTTCCACTCATGAGTTCTGGTGTTGTTCTTGATCCAAGCACCTTTGAACCAGTTGTCAGCTTCATGACCCGTTATGGCTACACTGAGCTTTCAAACACTGCCAGTTCATTCGGTAACTCAGGTGACTACGTAGGCGAAATCGGTCTATCACACCTAAGCTTCTCCTAAGCTAACGCTAGGATTGCTTAAATCAAAGAAGCCCCTTCGGGGGCTTTTTTGTTGTCTAAATTTTTCTAGTCATGCACACCATCGTAAATACATGTTATAATAGAAAAATCATGAAAGACCAAATACTAAAATTGATCACAGAAAAGCCCAAGCATTTCGCCAAGATGATCAAAAGCAACCAAGCACTTCATGACTGGGTAATGCAATCTACCTTGCTTACGCCCGACACTAATTTTGTTGAGCATATCTGGAGCGCAGTAAACCAAGACACCAATTTGTGCAGTAAAGGAAATCTGAAAAAGTTTTCTTCTATCAACGCCGGGTATAGATTTTGTGGCACTGCTGCTCATTGCGATTGTGCAAAAGAAAGCGTATCTGCAAAAGTCAGTGATGCCAAAAGCAATCAATCCAGTGAGCAAATCAATCAGTCTAATCTAAAAAGAATCGCCACNTGCCAAGCCAAGTATGGCGTTACAAATGCNGCAAATCTACCAGAATCTGTTGCCAAGCATCGTGAGTTTTATAGTGACCGGAGCATGGTTGAAGCCACCATTATAAAAGCAAAACAAACAAAGCTTGAAAAATACGGCGATGCAAACTTCAACAATGCATCAAAGATCAAAGACACCTACAAGCAAAAGCGCACAGATGGATTTTGGGTGAATAGATACCCAGACAAGAATATTGCAGCACTCGAAGACTATGACCAAATGTTTGACTTGTATTCTAGGCTTCAGCCTCAACAAATTGCCGATGAACTAAAGGTGCATATTCAAACTGTTTATAGGTATCTGAATCAGCACAAAATCCGTGTGCCATATCAGTCTGACGAAGAGCGACAGGTGGTTCAGTATCTTGAAAGTCTGGGCATCACTAACATAGTAAGAAACACTCGNTCACTGCTGCCATCAAGAAAAGAAATCGACATCTATCTACCAGATTACAAGATCGCNATCGAATACAATGGCGTATACTGGCATCACGAAGATGTAGCTCACATAACCAAGGACTATCATTCAAAAAAGTTTTACGAGTGTGAAAGTCTTGGCATCCAGCTTATAACCATTTTCTCAACTTTTTGGCTTAGTAAACCCCACATAGTCAAGCAAATACTAGCAGCCAAGCTAGGGCTTATTTCTAACTCGGTGTATGCCCGCAAGTGTTCTGTCATAGAAGTGGGTTCAGAAAGATTAAAGGATTTTCTGAACCAATATCATGTGCAGGGCTACACTGCATCTAGTATTGCTTATGGGCTAGAATTTGGAACTGAACTAGTAGCTGTGATGACTTTTTCAAAGTCACGTATTGCTATGGGCATAAAGTCTGATGACACAGAACTAGTAAGGTTTGCCAGCAGTTGTTCTGTTCCCGGTGCAGCCAGTAAGTTACTCAAGCATTATTTAAAAAACCATCCTGACGAGACCATCATTTCATACTCAGACAACGAGTGGAGCAATGGTAGACTCTATAAGACTCTGGGATTTGAATTGGCNAAGGAAGTCCCGCCAAGCTATTGGTATATTAGCCCAAAAGCAAACAAGTTGTTCCACCGATTCACTTTCTCGAAGCAAAAACTCATAGCCAAGGGTTATGATGCATGCATGACAGAATCTGAAATAACCAAAGACATGGGGCTACTAAAGTTGTGGGATTGTGGAAAAAGAAAATGGGTGCTTAAAAGTTGTTGACATTTAAAATTTTTAAGAATATAATGGCTTCACTGTGATCAACCAAGGGAAGCACCATGAACAAGATTGAAACTTTTGTTAAACGACTGGATCAGTTTGACTACAACGCTTCTTACTCGGATGATAACAGTGTGTGGAAGCGTGCTGCCGAAGCAGAAAAACAGCTTCAANCTGATATCATCGCTGCAAACCTGTCAGCCGAAGAAAAGCATACTATCGTTGAAATGCTCACACAAATCAACGATACTCGCTACTTGAAGAACAAGGAAATGTTTTCCTGTATCGCTGATGTCCCGCTCTGGACAGACGGCAACAACAATTTCAAAAAGCGGGCTGTGCTTTTCTACTTGGGTATGGAAATCTTGGAAAGCAATTAATTTCTAAAAACACTTGCTTTTTTGTTTTGCGCCTGTATAATTCACTCATCGCAACCAACAAGGAATTCAGAAATGTATATCGCTCTGACTGAAAAGACCAAGTTCACTGCCAAGGCACAAAAGGTTGTTGAGATTTGCAAAGCAGGTGGTCATGTCCAATATGCACTGGAACGTCAGTATACTGGCGTATACCAATATGTTGTTCGTGTATACGACCACAACTGCTGTGTAGTCAAAGGTCTGGGTTACAAAGCAGCACATGATGCAATCGCTCTGGGATANTTGAAGCGGAATCANGTTGCCCGCAGCAACATCATGGAATGGATTGCAGCCTAAATATTCACGGTTCTGACATAGTAAAATCAAGAAAAACAATAAATACATTTACTATGTCAGAACCTATTATTCCACCCAATGACCCACTAGAGCCAACTGGTTTTCAGATTGATTTTAATCGACCAATAGAGCCACACGAACCTAATTGTATCGCTCATTCTCTGATCAATGGCGTGTTTACCAACGGGCCTGACCTAAAAGAGTCACGTAGAGCAGCCAAGGCTTCTTGGTCTGCATTTCTCAAACTGTGGAAGGCAGCAAAAGTCGCTGGCACTGAACTGCCAGAATGGGAAAATGACTTCACTATCATTTTCGTAGATGACATCATTGATCCTAACCTAACAGCACTCACAACTGAAAGTGGTGCCGATTTGCATACCGAAGACGGCGAATCACTGCTGTGGGATGATTATATAGAAGAACCCATTTAAAACATAAATACATGTGTTCGCTCTCAAAAAGAGAGTTTACGGGGTAGCTAATCCCGCCTCGTAAGCCTAGAACGCTAACCAACAAAGGAAAATAAAATGGGACGCCCACTAAAGATTGCAAAAGTAGAAGGAAGCTGGTTTTCAAATCCAGCCATGTTAGACGGTAGCACACCAGAGACATATGGTGTGGTTGGCGGTGATACCGCTATTGGTGGTCTTCAGATGCTAATTCGTGTTCGTGTAGAAGGCGAAGTGGAAGCTGACGGATGGATCGTTCGCCAAAAGGGAAGCCGCAAGTTCCTAGTAGAAGACGCCGCAGGCAACCGTGGTGTTTGCATTCTTGCAGACATCGATGATGGCGAGCTAGCACAAGGTGAAATGACAATAACAGCAGCTTTTGCTGATTCTGGCTTTGTTCGCCTTTCTCGTGTTACAAACCGTTGGGGTATTGACTTTGCTGGCGTAAAGCATATTCTAACCTTCAACGCACCAGACAGCGATGTTAACGGATACGAACTCATCCAAGTCGATTCCGAGTAATCTAATCTGACTCAAGAACAGCCCGACTTATGTCGGGTTTGTTTTTTGTGAAAGCACAAATGATAACATTCGTTTTAGGAAATGGCGAGTCTAGGGAAGGTTTAGATTTGCAAAAATTAAAGTCAATCGGAAAAGTGTATGGGTGCAATGCCTTATACCGAGAATTTACACCAGACTTGTTGGTAGCAGTAGACCGAGAAATAACACTAGAAATTATTGATAGTGGGTATTCCAAAATGAACACGTTTTATACCAGACGTGTTTCACATGATGCCAAGCAATTACCAAAGAAGTATTATTCATTTTCTAGCGGCCCAGCAGCTATCGGGCTAGCTGCAACTAATGGTGCTACCGAAGTNTTTCTNCTTGGNTTTGACTTTTCTGGTGGTAAACAAAGTTTCAACAACTTGTATGCAGGGTCTGCTTGCTACAAAAAGATGGGAGCTACACCAACATACAGTGGCAATTGGAAAAAACAAATAGCTGCCGTTGTCAATGAGTTTCCAAATACACAGTTCTACCGAGTCATTGGAGAATGCTCTGAAAAAGATTTTTACATCAATAGCAGCAACTTCAATACTATTGGCTACTCTGAGTTTTTTGGAATGGTCCTAAAATGATAAATACATGAAAATTGGAGAATATTTATGGGACGCCCATTAAAACGTGGAATTTTCGTAGAAAGCGATGTTGAATTAAACCTTGCACTTGCCGCATTCACGGTAGGTGGTCCATCTGTGTATGATATCAGAGATGGTTCAATTTGGGACGCAGGTGCTACCGAATATGANCTTTCTAGTCAATTAACATGGGAAAGATTTGGTGTCAATACTTTCTTGTTCAGTTCTGATGCAGAACGTCTCTACTACATTAGCACAGATAATGTCATTGAGTTAGTGGGCGGAATTGAAAAGGGAGCTACTGGACCCACTGGTCCTGCTGGTGCAGATGGTATCGATGGGACAAACGGGACCAATGGTGTTGATGGTGAAGACGGTGAAGTAGGCCCACCAATTAATATTCTTGGTGAACTCAATGACATATCCGAGATTGACCCTTCTACTGTTTATGAACATGGTGATGCCTATGTAGTTGTTCCAGACT